ACAAACTGTTTTTGCTATTGGTAATACAGGCACTAGACAATATGAATTAGCAGTCGGAGGTACAACATCAAGCGTACCAGGTGCCTTTTACATTTATGATAATAACGCTGCAGATTTTAGAATAACTTTAGCAACTTCCGGTAACGTAGGTATAGGGACGACTACGCCTGGAGAAAAACTTGAAGTAAATGGTGTTATACAAATAAAAAGAGTTGGTGATCATCCAGCTATAAGATTTGTAGAAAATACAACAACAAGAGGTTATATAGGAACAGGTGATTGGGCTATAAACGGCTTACAAGATGCTGATTTAGGTATATCATCAGCGAGTACAGGTTCTTTAGTTCTAGGAACAAATTCAGGAAATGGACGTGTTTATATTGTAAACGGCGGCAACGTCGGAATAAATGCAGCTACTCCTAGAGATAAATTAACTGTCTTTACCGCAGGTTCTTCAGAACAAGAAATTGGATTACGACTTGTAAATCCTATTGGTTTTACTAACGCAGGGAGTGGAGCTTCAATTATTTTTGCTCAAGACAGAAGTCAAACTGAAAATCTTCCTATGGCTAAAATAAGAAGTAGTCAAACCGCTGCGGGTAGTAGTTGTTGTGGAGACTTAATATTTTCTACATCGCACACTTCACTAGGTGGCATGATAGATAGAATGAAAATAACAGCTAGCGGAACTGTCGGAATTCCTAATGATGTCGGTAGTTTTTCAGGGGCCGCAAGTTTGGTTTTAACAAAAAAATCAGGCGTACCTTATATCCAATATCAATATTCGGGTACAAGTACTAGTTTTAGATTAGAAATGGATGAATATGTAACCTCTGGAAATGTTAGGCAATATTTTACACAAACTAATGCAGGTGTTTCAAATGGTTTTTCAATGACGTTTAATACCGGTAGTGTAATATTTGGAGATTTAGAAGTAGCTAGTGCTACAGTAAATTCAGGAAGTGCATTTAAAAAAGATTCTAAAGCTAGAATGACTTTATGTCAAGCAAGTAATTCGACGGCATTAACTGATTTACAAGAATATTTTAATCCAAATGGAGCTGTTGGAAAAATACAAACAAGTGGTTCTGCGACTCTATTTACAACAAGTTCTGATTATAGATTAAAAGAAGATTTAAAAAGTTTTAGTGGGTTAGAAATGGTAAGTAAAATACCTGTTTATGATTTTAAATGGAAAATTAGTGATGAAAGAAGCTATGGAGTCATGGCTCACGAACTTCAAGAGGTTTTACCTCAAGCTGTTGGTGGTGATAAAGATTATGAAAAAGAACATGTAGTTAAAAAGGCAGAATATGATGATGATCATAATTTAATTAAAGATGCCGAATATGGTAAGAGACCATCATATCAAACTGTTGACTATTCTAAAATCGTTCCATTATTAGTTAAGTCAATACAAGAACTAAAAGCTGAAATAGAATTATTAAAAAATAAATAATTATCTTTGTAAAAATATTAAAGAATGGCAAATTTTTATAAATGGACAATAAATCAAATGAACGCCCGTATCGAAGAAGATGGGAATCAAAACGTAATCTACACAGTACATTGGACGTATACCGCTCAAGACGACAAAGACTCGCAATACACCGCTAGTCAAATAGGAACTTACTCTTTAGAGTATGATCCGTCAACAACTTTTGTTCCTTACGCTAATGACGAAGGATTTGAGAATGTAGTTATTAGCTGGCTAAAAGCAGGGCTTCCTGTAGCTGACATGGAAGCAAGTTTATCTAAACAAATAGATTTAGAGAAGCATCCTATAGATGAAGATTTATACTTTACATGGGATAACCCAGTTCCTCCGGCACCGCCTGAAGAATAGTAATATATTTACTATATTTACATAAATAAAATTAACATTAAAAATAAATTAAAATGAGTGAAATTAAATTAACTGAAGAAGAATTAAAAAAAATTCAAGAACTAAACCAAGACTTTACTAAAGCTAAATTAGAGATTGCTGATAATGTATTAAGACAGCAAATGAATCTAAAATCTTTAGAAGACTTAAGAGGTGCGTTTGGTATTGAAGAGAAAAAATTAGCGGAGAAATATGGGCAAGATGCTGTTATTGATTTAGCAACAGGTATTGTCACTAAAAAACCGCAAGCAGTAGAAGCAGAACCTATAAAATAAAACAATGGCTAGAATAAGTAATACCACAGCGTACTCAAGTATAATTCCTACACTGCCGGATTACTTTGTGCTAACAGATGCAGAGAATAATTTAAACACTAAAACTTGTACGTTAGAAAACTTACAAACTTTATTTGGCTTAAATACTACGTCCGTTACAATAGCTATTCCAGAAACTTATTTAAAAGTAATTGCAGCACAACCATACACATTGCTAGCTCCTCCTGGAGACGGTTATGTGTATGATGTTAGCCAAATTGTAAGCTTAATGATTCCAGGATCAACTCCTTATAATTTTGTAAACACTTTAAATATAACACAAGGAACTATTCAAGAACCATTGCCACTGCTTTTATTAAACGCTGCAAGTAAAAAAGTATATAAAAACGATCCTTCACCTGCTGAATTTATTGCAGAAAACGCAGGAATAACATTAGGTGGTTTGGCTAGTCCAAGTGCAGGGAATGGAACTTTATATATAAATATTACATACAGAAAGCTAAAATTAGATTCTACATTTTAATTAAATGGACATTAGAAAGATTTCAATAGGAGCAGACTATAAGTCTGGAGCTATGCATTACATAGTAGGGCAGGATGTTCTTGGAGGATCTTATATTATTCATTTAATACAGCACGACTCAGGCGCAAGTTCATATAAGATTTGGATAGAAAAAAATAAAGAAATTGTTATATGGAAAGAGTTTAAAACTACCTTACCTATTTCTATTGAATATAATATAAACTTTTAATGCAATCTCCATTTTCATTTATTGTACGTCCTGTAAACGGCACTAGGTATGATAATGTAAAGAAAATAGCAGACTTAGATTTTTTAATTAGCGTATCAAAAGAAGATCATAAAACGGCTAATAGGTATGCGCAAGTGGTGTCAACTCCAATAAATTATTCAGGAGATGTCAATATAGGTGACATACTTTTAGTACATCATAATGTTTTTAAATATTACAATGACATGTACGGGCGTGAGAAAAGTGGTAAAAGCTTTTTTAAAGACGATTTATTCTTTATTGACTTTGATCAATTTTTTTTGTATTATAATAAAGAAGAGTGGAAAAGCCATTCTAAGTATTGTTTTATAAAACCTATTCCGCCAAAAAAATCTTTTTTAGGAAAGACCGGCAAAGAAGAACCTCTTATGGGTGTTGTTAAATATAACAATCAAGAGTTAAAAAACTTAGGTGTAAAGGTAGGAGACGAAGTGTCTTTTACTCCTGAGTCTGAGTATGAGTTTTATGTAGAAGATGAAAAGCTATATAGAATGTTTACAGATAACATAACTATGATTATGTAAATGGATATTAAAGATATTAAAGAACAAATAATAAAAGCTGGAGAAAAAGCTGTTATACAATTAATAAAGGTAGCTAAAGAAGATATTATTAAATACGATAAGGATGATGAGTTAGCTGCTGACAGATTAAAGAATGCTGCCGCTACTAAAAAGCTTGCTATCTTTGACGCTTTTGAAATCCTTAAAAGAATAGAAGACGAAAAGCAATTATTAGAGGGTGGTGATATAAAGAAAAATAATACCCCTAAAGGATTTGCAGAATCAAGATCTAAATAACTTATACACTACACTAACTAGAGTAGTTCCAAAAAATGTTTTATCTACAAAGAATAAAGCAAGAACTTGGACTTATGGTTATAACGAAAAATATAATTTTGTTGTTATATCTAAGTCAGGTCAAATAGGTGATGTCATAGAAATAAATGGCCTACATATTGCATTACCAAAAGCTCCTACAAAAGTTTATTCAAGATCCAAAAAAAAAGATGATCAGTATTGGGAGGCGCATGAAATAAGTAAAGAATTAAAAAGAATACAGTCAATATTTCAATGGCATGAAGCTCCGATACAATTCAAGAACAAATGGGTGGATTATATCGAACAAGAGTTTGATAGGAGAGAAGAAGGTTTTTGGTTTATGAATAACGGTGTTCCTACTTATATTACAGGAACACATTATATGTATTTACAATGGACAAAGATTGACGTTGGTCATCCAGACTTTAGAGAAGCAAATCGTTTGTTCTATATATTCTGGGAGGCATGCAAAGCTGATAAAAGAAGTTTTGGTATGTGTTATTTAAAAATAAGACGTTCTGGGTTTTCATTTATGAGCTCGTGTGAAGGTGTTAACACAGCGACAATAACTAAAGATTCTAGAATAGGTATACTATCAAAAACTGGTGCGGATGCAAAGAAGATGTTTACAGATAAGATAGTGCCAATATCAAACAACTATCCTTTCTTTTTTAAACCTATACAAGATGGTATGGATAAGCCTAAAACAGAATTAGCTTATCGTGTTCCAGCTTCTAAGATTACTAAAAAGAATATGTATACAGTAAGTGAAGAGGAGCTTGAAGGATTAGACACAACAATTGACTGGAAGAATACATCTGATAACAGTTATGATGGTGAGAAGTTACAGTTATTGTTACACGATGAAAGTGGTAAATGGGAGAGGCCAGAGAATATATTAAACAACTGGCGTGTAACCAAAACATGTTTAAGATTAGGTAGTAAAGTCATAGGTAAATGTATGATGGGATCTACATCAAATGCGTTAGATAAAGGTGGTAGAAATTTTAAAGATTTATTTGAGTCATCTGATTGCAGAAACAGAAACTCTAACGGACAAACAAAAAGCGGTTTATATAATCTGTTTATTCCTATGGAGTGGAATATGGAAGGTTTTATTGACATGTATGGTATGCCTGTGTTCAAGAATCCAGACAAACCTATTAAAGGAATAGACAAAGAGCCTATTACTCAAGGGGCTGTAGATTACTGGACTAACGAGGTTGAATCATTAACTTCAGATCCTGACGCTTTAAATGAATTTTATAGACAGTTTCCTAGAACAGAGTCACATGCGTTTAGAGATGAAAGCAAACAATCATTATTTAATTTAACAAAAATATACCAGCAAATAGATTATAATGATTCTATAAATATGGGACACTTTATGACTCAAGGTGGGTTCCATTGGAAAGATGGTATAAAAGATTCTAAGGTAATCTGGAGCCCAAATAAAAGAGGTAGATTTTTTGTAACTTACATCCCTAAAGCTTCTCTTCAAAACAATGTGATTAAGAAGGGTGGAAAGATGTATCCAGGCAATGAACATATTGGATCGTTTGGTTGTGACTCTTATGATATTTCAGGAGTTGTAGTAGGTAAAGGTTCTAACGGAGCTTTACATGGACAGACAAAATTTAATATGGATGATGCGCCTAGTAATGAATTCTTTTTAGAATATATTGCTAGACCTCAAACCGCTGAGATATTTTTTGAAGAAGTTTTAATGGCGTGTATATTTTATGGCATGCCAATATTATGTGAAAATAATAAACCTCGTTTATTGTATCATTTTAAAAATAGAGGATACCGAGGCTTTTGTTTAAACAGACCGGATAAAACTTATAATAAGTTATCTAAGACTGAAAGAGAGTTAGGGGGTATTCCAAACTCATCTGAAGATGTTAAGCAATCTCACGCCTCAGCTATTGAGTCGTATATTGAGAAATATGTAGGATTAGATTTTGAAGGAGATTATAGAGAAAAAGACGATATAGGTAGTATGTATTTTCAAAGAACACTAGAAGACTGGGCTAAATTTGACATAACAAACAGAACAAAGTTTGATGCTGCGATTAGTTCTGGTTTAGCAATTATGGCAAATCAAAAACACTTGTATACACCCGTTCAAAAACAATCAAAAATAAGCATTAACTTTGCGAGATATAATAACAAGAACTCAGTAAGTCAATTACTTAATAAATGAAAGAAGTAACAATAGATATACAGGCTGCTGCATTTCCAGATCAATTTGTTTCTGACGCTACAAAAGACACTGTAGAGTACGGATTACAAATAGGTCAAGCAATACAATACGAATGGTTTAGAAGAGACAGCGGCTCATGTAGATTTTATAGTCAATGGAGTGAGTTTATGCGACTACGTTTGTATGCTAGAGGAGAGCAATCCGTAGCAAAATACAAAAATGAATTAGCAATAGATGGCGACTTAAGTTATCTGAATTTAGATTGGTCACCCGTACCTATAATACCAAAGTTTGTCGACATCGTAGTAAACGGAATGTCAGACAGACTTTTTAAAGTTAAAGCCTACGCTGAGGATGCGTTGTCTGCTGAGAAAAGAAATGAATTTCAGGAGATGATTGAAGGCGAGGTATTAGCTAGACCTTTATTTCAACAAATAGACCAAGACTTCGGTATAAATGTATTTCAAACAAATGAAGACGAACTTCCGGAAAGTGACGAAGAAATGGAGTTGTTCATGAATATGAAATATAAGCCTGCTATTGAAATTGCTCAAGAAGAAGCGATTGATACATTAATGGCAGAAAATCATTATAATGATATTAGAAGTAGGGTAGATTATGATTTAACAACTATAGGTATAGGTATAACAAAGCATGAATTTCTACCAGGATCTGGCGTAAAACTGGATTATGTAGATCCAGCTAATGTTGTTTATAGCTATACTGAAGATCCTTATTTTAAGGATTGCTTTTATTGGGGAGAAATAAAAACAGTTCCAATGACGGAGCTAATTAAGATTGATCCAGATTTAACAAATGAAGATTTAAACCAGATTGCTAAGTACAGTCAGTCATGGTATAATTATTTTAATACTGCGCAGTTTTACGAAAATAGTATGTTCTACAGAGACACTGCAACGTTAATGTATTTTAATTATAAAACAACACATTCGTTTGTGTACAAAAGAAAAAAATTAGCAGACGGATCATACAAGACAGTTGAAAAGGACGATCAGTTTAATCCTCCTCAGGAAATGATGGAAGAAGGAAAGTTTGAAAAGGTAACTAAAAGAATTGACGTATGGTATGATGGTGTTATGGTTATGGGAACTAATATTGTTTTACAATGGAAATTGGCAGAAAACATGGTAAGGCCTAAATCCTCAAACCAGTATGCGATGCCAAATTATGTGGCGGCAGCTCCTAGAATGTATAAAGGTTCTTTAGAGTCTTTGGTAAAAAGAATGATTCCTTTTGCAGACTTAATACAAATGACACATCTTAAAATTCAACAAGTGGTATCAAGAGTTGTGCCTGA